GTAGTGGTAACTCTGACCAAATGTTGCAGATAGAAAATACAAGTACCGGCTCATCCGCTCGTACAGGTGTAAACATCAAGTCGGACAATGGCAGTTTAAACATATACGCGACAGGCAGTGCCTATACAGGCATTGCAAGTTGGCAAGATGCAGGTGTTATATCTACGTCGTCAGCTTCATCCGGTGGGCTGGTCTTTAATAGTCAAGTGGGTGGCATGTCATTACAGATTGCGCTAACTGACTCACTAACGATTGATGCTTCATCCAATGTTGCTATCCCTGCGGGTGACCTGACAGTCTCGGCAGGGAACATCACGGCGTCCGGTAACTTCATATCCACAACAGGTGGGTTCTATATGGAGAACCATGTAGACCTTAGAGCTAAGGACACCGGAGGCACGTACCGTCAAGTAGTCAGTTTGAACAATTCAGACGTAGCACAGTTCGGTACAGGGTTCGCTTCCACTCAAATACTAGGAACTTCTCTGGTAATTGACAGCGCGACGACTATTACTAACGGAAACCTCACCTTAGGTACAGGTCAGATATTGTTAAACGTATCTGATGGGGCCGCCACCCCTGCTATAGCGTTCAGCGGTGACCTTGACACCGGCATGTATAGAAGCGCGGACAACGTGTTGGGGCTTGCTACCGGAGGCACTGAAAGGGTGCTGGTTAGTAGTTCTGGACTGAAGGTCGCAGCCCTCGCGGGTACGGGCACCAGAAACGTGGTCGTATCGGCAGATGGTACGATGTCGGCACCCTAGCATTCGCTAACCTCAGGGGGTATAATACCCCCTCAATTAATTAAGCTGGAGAACACAATGAAGCTACTATCGCTGAAACCTATCTCGGGAAGCACTAACGGGGACACTTACAAGTCCGTATTGATTATGGTACTGGAGTCACCCATCCCCGTACTCGCCGCCGACCAAGCAACAGCCATGACGAGTCAAGAGATTCGCAAGCTGCATCCCATCGCTAACAAGCTCACGAACTGTGTGGGTGGGGAGATTGCTTTTGAAGATGGGGATTACAACGAGATAAAGCAGAGGATTGACAAGTGGATTTGGCCTAACGGTCAAAAAGGAATTGCCGAGTTCCTAATTGACCTTGATAAAGCTGAGTCTATTTCTGCTGAGGATTGGGTAGAAAGGCAGGCAGCCCCTCACGCATTAGAGCCATAACCTCTTGCCTCAAGTCTGCATTTACATCCTTTGTGAGTGCAGGCTTGAACCCGTACTTCTCCCGTATAAAGTTCGCGAACTTAACAAACCTTGAGTCTATGACGTGACCACTTACACCCTCTAAGTAGTAGGTGTGGAGCTGGATGGCAAAGGCGTCAACCTCCTCCTCGTAGTACTCCTCCTTATCAAACACCCTGATGAGCCAGTTGCGCCATTGAGTTAGAAGGTTTCCCCTCGCATGGAATAGCTCGTGGTTGAGCAAGCCCTTGTCCTTCTTGTAATCCTCTCTAATGATGACAACGTACCCCCACGGACGGAAGCTCGCTGTACCTACACCCTTTCCAGCCTTGTTCGTGTATATTACTCTAGTCATACCGTTCTCCTGTTGTTTGGTGGGGGCGGTTACCCCCACCACATTGCTCACATTGCTCCTATGGCGCGTCTAATGGAAAGTTAGCGTGTGGGTTAACCTCCGCGAAGTCATTAGCCCTCCTTTGACTTGGTGTAACATCATCAGGGTAGTAGGTCTCAATCATTTTCTCTATGGTATGGATGGCCTTTAACAGGTCTTCCTTCCCATGCTTGACTCTGTGACGGTCAATGTACTTCGTGGCCAGACCATCCAAGTAAGGTAGCTTGAGTGCGTAGTCCCAATGTTGGACCTCCCCCAACTTAGTAGACTTGTAGTGCTGACCACCTATCTGCTTATCGTTGGCAGGCATCTAGTATCTCCTTTGCTAGGGCATTGTACTTCACGTCCTTGATGTACATCTCTATGTAAGTGAAGTATGTGGCCCGAATCTCCATGAAGTACTCGCTACGATTGCCCCTGTCGTACTCCTCCGTGCAGGACATAAGTGCGTCCAACATATCAGCCAGCTTGACTAGCTGACCATGCCGCTCAGTAAGGGACTTCTTCTGGGGTATGCCAGCCTCCAAGAAGATGCGCTCCTCTAGGTGGTCTACCCCACTCCTTATCAAGGGGTCAGCCTTTATGGGTGCGGGGATGTCGCCAGTAAACCACTCAGGTACATCATGCCCTAGCACATGCGCCATCACGCTAATAGGCATCTGCTCATCGTTAATGGTGTACATACCTTGTAGGATGCAGAGCACCCCAAACGTATGTTGAGCGTTGGACTCCGGCTGGAGTCGGGTACAGGTATGGAAGCGCGTGACAGCGCCTCCTCTTCGGTGCATCTTTACTTTCTCTAACTCTCTCATTTAGTTCTCCTGTCGGTCCATGCTTGAGCAGCGTCACGCCACCCCTTACATTCAACCGAGTTAATGTGCTTTTGACGGTTAGGTTTGTCAAGGTAAGCTAGCTTCATTGGAAGCGCCACCTTTGCGAACCAAGGGTTGATGAATGTTTCCCCACCACTACAGAATGTCTCCGCATCCCCTAGGTAGTCCTCTAGCTCTGTACGTTCCCAGAAGTCTATCGGGTGGCAGGTAGCTCCAGTTTCTACGGCTGCGTCAGCCGCTGTAGCCTCGTCCAACAGAGGGTAGTGCTGCTCGTAGACGTGAAGGTTGTTGCTGAAGACTCTGTAGGTGGCCATCTCCAAATCACAACTTACGGCCATAAGCTCGTGAAGCATAGTCATGTGAACTATGTTTGCCCCTAGAGCACCCCACACGACATCGTTACTACGGTTGATAACGGTCATGTTTAGGCCCCTAGTCCCCACCCTGAACATTATCTGGGTGTTACAGGCTTTGTCCTTCTTCTCCAACCTATCCCGTACAGGTTCCCATATCTGCAAGACGTGCTGGCGGCTCCCGTGGTCAGCACATATCTCGTCACGCAAAGCAGGCAGCTGATCAAAGCCCATCTGCTTACGCCACCGAAATCCGTAGGCAGCGTTGAAGGTACCCTCGTCAGCAAATTGGGCCATCCCCTTGTTGAACTGGTATAGGAACTCTAGGTCGTTCCTACCCGCCCACATCCAGATAGACTCCATGAGGTGGAAGAATGGGTTGGCGTCCCTGTCGGGGTTCATAAGCACCCTGTCTCTAGAGTTGCGCAACTCAAGCACCGCTGGCTGAGGTATGGACAGAGCTGGGCCATTTCTGGTTAGCTCCTCAAATGCGTGGTGCCGGAACGTCCGTACCACATCTGCGTAGAGCTGGTCGGCTGTAGAGCCTGTGAAAGTTGGTATCATCGTCTGTATCTCCTCTTTGTGTTTCCTTCGTGGTTGTTGATACGCATGTACTTCCCATACTCGCAGAAGCAGTTCTGTAAATCTTGCGCGTGCATTTCGGGTACCCTACGCTCCACCACACTCCAAGCGTAAGTCAGCGCAGCTTGATAGGTGGAGGGGGTAATCTTCCTCCCGCAGAATGCACTTAACCCCTTGAGACTCCCAGGACCATGAGCACTCCAAGTCCACCAGTCTTCGGCCTTTTCTAGAGGGTGTCCGTTGGTGTTCTTAAGGTCTGCCACCACCTGCGCAGCCATGAAGCTCCCGAACCCCTCAAGCTGCTGTAGGGCGTAGTGGTAGGCCGCTAGGTTAGGTGGCGTGGTAGGTAGGGGTGTAGCAAAGATTGCCTTGAGCACCCCCTCACCGTACTCCAGCTTGCCTATTTTTAAACCATGCGTGGTTACTATATAGGCGCTACCCCAGAAGGGCTTCATCCTGTTACCAACATCGTTCCAGATGTCGCTGCGCCACCTTACCCAAGGCCACTCAAGCTCCTCCAGAGACTTAATGTTGTTGACCAGTCTGGCCATACACATGTTCGCGACCACTAGCTTCTGTAAGTCGTGTCCCCTTGTATCCGCCTCCATCAGGGGGTTTATGTTCTCTTCCCAAGTCTCGCGTATCCACTTGGTGACTTTGTCATCCTCGCGGTGGACGTTGCAGAAGTAGGTGTTGAGCATGATAGGGTCTTCACTCCAAGGCCCTTCGTGGTCAGCCTCCTTCAGCATCCGTATATTCTCCCTCTCCCCCACCCAGTACACGAACAAGTCCTGCGGACTGGTAGGCTTTTTTCCATTGTATACGTACATCAGTTCTCTCTCCTCCACCCCATGACTTCTTAGTGATCTTCTTAACCACCGTGACAAATCCAGGATGTAGTTCAGCTAGTATGTGACAATCCCTAGCGTGGGTTTCGGCGGTGCGGTACTTGCTCACACCTCCTTCTGTGTTACTGCCTTGCTGGTCTTGAACGTACCCGTTTATGACGCAGTTACTATACCCGAGGCGTAGTAGCTGAAGCGTAACATGAAAGTCCTCCATGTCGGGGAGGGTATCCATCTCTATTCGGTGGCCCCTCAGTACGTCACGCCTGTAGGCTAACACCCTCATCATACGAGTGTTGAATAGGAAGGCGTCAGTGTTCCGGTTAGCCCCTTCCCTACCAGATATCCCTACATGGGCATACGAGTCAAGCTGTAGCTCTATATCATTAAACAGCAGCTCCAACTCTATAGGGCTAGCGTCTGCAAACTTGGTGGGGTCGTCAAACCTACGCCGCGCAAACTTCAAGTCATCATCCAGCATGACCATCTTTTTGTCCCCTTCATACGTCTTGAGGTACTCTCTGGTCTGGGGTAGGTTACTGACTAAGGGGGGTAGGACTAGCAGGTTGTATTTCGGGTCGTACTTGTGGGCTTCTCGGTCTTGCACAACGAGGATGGTTCGTTCTTGTATCTCAGGTGGGAGGTTGTCGTAGGTGATTTGCCTATCGTGCCTTCCGTAGGTACAGATGTATATATCCATACAGGTCTCCAGTCTGTGAATAAGTCCCCCGTTTGGATTATAGTCGGTGGGGGAACTCCCGACTTGCTAGCTCACAACGCTATTCGCTAGACACCAACTGATACGAAGTTACGGCCGACATCATACGCGATGTCTTGGTAAGTACCACCAGCAGCGAGGTAGTCGCCAACTGTTCCGCTCTTGTAATAGTGCTCAAAGCGTTCTTTGGCTGCTGACCCTTCTTTCTTAGGGTTAGTCTCCGCGTTAACTTTGATTGTCGCGTCTTCAGGGTACAGGTCTGCGAAACGACTTCGCTTGGCCTTTGATGCTTCTGCTTCTGCTTCTGGTACTTCTGCTTCTTCTTTCTTTGGCTTGGCCATGATAGGCTCCTACATTAAGTTGAGTTAAACCCTTTACAAGGGAGTACGTATTATGCACCACGAGAAATTCAAGTGCAACTATTCAAGGGTAATAGTACCCACTTGAGAATCTGCTATGTTGAGGTGGTCACCCCCGATGGTAAGCTCGTCTGGTACGTGCGTAAAGAACTCCACAGGGTCTAGGTCGGTGATGTCAGCACCAATAAGACCCTTCTCCAGCTTCACGAACTTCTTAGCCTTACCTGACTGGGGGCATAAAATCATGCGATCCCCCCTCTTAAATAATAAAAAATCAAACATACATTTCTTCCCTCCGTTTAGTTACTGCTTCGTACACACCTTCTTGAGTAGCACCTTTGACACCTAACACCTGCATGACGTCTTCATCCTTGGTGTGGTTCGCCATTATGTGATACACAAACACTACCTCGTGCTCTTGCCCCTGTCGGTACACTCTGCGGAATGACTGGTCGTACAGTTCAAAGCTCCACGGTATACCAAAGTAGACAACATGGTGGCAGTCCCCCTGTAGGTTCAGCCCATGCCCCATACTGGCGGCGTGTCCTATAACTAGGGGGAGTTCCCCCGCATTGAACTTGTCCTCAGTGATACGGTACTTGGCCGCAGACATACCGCTAATGTTCACGGCGTCAGGGTACTTCACCATTATACGTTCTTTGTCGTGCTTGAACTCATACAGGAGGAGTATAGGGGCAGGGTTGATCTCCTCAACTAGGTCTTCCAAGGCGTCCAGCTTGGCGTCGTGCAGCCACAGCCACTCCCTGTCCACACCTGTATAGACCGCACCGTTGGCTATCTGCCTACACTTGGTTCCAGCCGCAGCCGCGTTCGCAGCCACTATCTCTCCCCCTTCTACCAAGGCTATGAACTCGTCCTCTACGCCCTTGTATATGTCCATAACCTTTTCAGGCAGTTCAACGGGTATGTTGATAGGCATAAGCTCGGGCATGTCAAGGTAGTCCTCAGCCTTCATACGCAAGAGTAGAGGGGTTATTAGTTCAGTTATCTCTTTAAAGGCGTCCTCATTGGGTAGCCAACTGTACTCGTCCCACGGCATCTGGTGGAAGAACTTCTTACGGTACTTGGTGATGTACCCACCCAGCGAACTACCAAGGTCAAGTATATACACCTGCCCAAAGATGTCCATCAACCCATTGGGTACGAACGTACCTGTTAGGATCCAACGGCGGGGAATTCTTTCCAGTACCTTCTTCAGCATCTTGAAACGCTTGGCCGTACTGTTCTTAAACTTAGTGCTCTCGTCCACCACCAGTATGTCGGGGTTTATTCGTTCAAACCGAGTCGGCAAAGCAAACAGCCACTTGAGTCCTTCAGGGTTTATGATGAAGATGTCTGCGTCTAAGTCTAGGTTCTGCTCCTTCTTAGGCCCATGAAGGACTGTCCACGTTAGGTGGTTAAAGTCAGCCCACTTCTCTATCTCTGCTGGCCAGACAGCGTAGCAAGGCCTCAGCGGGGCTATGATTAGCATCCTATTGACTAGGCCCTGAGCCTTTAGCACCTTGAAGGATGCTAGGGATATGCTTGTCTTGCCAAGTCCTGGATCAAGTATGAGACCACCTGACCCTTGACCTAACAAGAACTTCACCCCTGTTTCTTGGTAGCCTTTCGGCTCCCACTTGATTGGTTGATTAGTTCCCAAAGTAATACCTCCTTTGCTTCTTCGTGATTATCCATTACGTACACCCTACAGTTTAGCGCACGCATAATGCGGATGGTATACTCCTGTATTTTAGATACCCTCCCTGTCGGCGTCTTAAACTCTATCCAAACGTAGGTCGGTCCAGGACCAATGAAGAGGCGGTCTGGCCACCCCTTCACCTTCATGACCTTAATGGTGAGGTAGTGCTTCCTACGCCACCACCTCACTACATTATTCTCAATCTCCTTCTCTAGTACAGGGCTAGCTGAACTCACAGGGACCACCATTCGGCTTGCTATAGGGGCAGAAGCCACACTTCCAGCTGGGGAATGGAGGGTAATTGGCGGAGTTCTTAATGACGTCTATCCTCCTGCTCCATACGTCCTTTGCCATAATGAGTGTACCTCTGTGGTACACCTCGCTCACCCTCGTGTTCTCCGGCTTGGGGCGCTTCTTCTTCATTTCATCGAAGTAGTAGTTCGTTACCTTGGCCGTAGATACTTGCGGGTGGTTAATCAATGCAGCCGTACCGTATAGGTACCTCTGCTCTCTGTGGTCAGCATACATCTTACCTGTCTTCCACTCCTTGACGTCAGCTATATCCTCGTCTATGAAGTACAGGTCTATCAGCCCACGGATGGCTCCTTTGGGGTCATCGTAGTGCACAGGGTTCCAGTCAGCATCGAAGCAGAACTTCTCCTCAGCCTTGCAGTCGTGGTTCTCCCGCATGAGAAACATCTCTTGCTTGAAGGTGGGGATTTCGTGGTGCAGCTCCTCAGTCTCCCTGTTAAAGAAGCTCTCTACACTGTCGTGAATGTTGGTACCTCGGGCCGCAGCAGGGTGCTTAGGTCGGTTGTCAGGAATCTTATCTATGTACCTCAACTTGTACCGTCTCGGGCAGTCCTTGTGCATACCATACTGAGTGTAGGATACTGCTGTACTCTTCTCGGTAAATACTGGTTCTTCAAGCTTCTCCACTGTCTATCTCCGTTATGTCGGCCCAGTTAGGGCCTATGAAACCATCGCTGGTTATTTTGACGTCAAACATATCTTGTTCCATACAACCCTTCAGGTCAGCCATGTGCTGCTCCCACCCTACCTCGGGCACACTGATGTTCAGCTCGTCATATACTTGGGTAAGCAAGAGCGCCTCTGGCTGCTTCATGTCGTCCCAGTCTATGATGACCTGCTTGCACTGGTCCGCTGCTGACCCTTGTATTAGGTAGTTCAGGAGCTTGTAGTAGAAGTCTTGGTGTCGCCCGTTTATTATCTTAGGTGGCTCAACAAATATCTGTCTCCCACCCCATGTGACTATAGGCTCTCCCCTCCTACCTTGCTTGACCACATTCTTACCTAGGGCTATCACTCCTGGGAAGGCTAGGCCGTAGGACTCTTTGATGGTGCGTGCTTCGGTAGCAGTCTTACCGAGCTGCTTAGACAGCCCTGCGATACCACTACCGTAGATGATGCTGAACCCTGTTATCTTAACCTCTCCTCGGGCAAAGGGTGTGTTGGTGATGTCGGTTATAATCTCAGCTCCCATACCGTGGGGGTCAAGGTTAGGGTCACTTTGATAGGCTAGCATTAATGAGTCATCCTCAAAGTGTGCCATGATGCGGAACTCTTGGCCATTCCAGTCACGCTTGCACCAGATGTGACCCACCTCGGGTAGGAGATACACCCTGCACAGCGGTAGGGATGGTAAGCCCTCCGGCACTGCCTGAGCGTTCCCCAGCTTGTCCTCGAACCGCTTGGAGACGTTGGCTAGGTTAGGCCCACTGCTGCTGATACGCCCCGTACGAGTGCCCTTACCACCTCCCTCGGGGTCTATGACCCGCACTTGGTTCCACGTCGTATGGATGCGCCCGTCAAACATCTCCGCTTGTAGGCGCCACGGCTTCATAAAGGTGTTCAAGCAGGTGTGGAGACTAGACTGGTAGGCCATGAGTTCCAGCAAGGTCTGGTCTTTTAGCACCAGCTTGAGGTTATCCTTACTCACAGAGGGATTGCCCTTGGGGGTAAGTATCCAGTCATCAGGGTTGACTAGCTCTTTAGCTTCGAGCGCAGCGACTACCTGCTTAGACGACTTCATGTTGATGTCACCCACTAATTCTCGAACTCTACCACTTACTTCTTTCATCGCAGGCTCGTACACTTTTTCGATGTCGTGCCTCAGCCTGCCGACGTCTACCCGCAGTCCACGTTGACTAGTCTCCACTAAGATAGGTGCTAGTCTTCTTTCTCTGTCATAGGGACTCAGCATATATACCTCCGTGTAGTGGGTGGAGTTCGTCAAACAATGCTCGGGTCATCCTTACGTCGTCCTTCGCATACTTGGCAACTATCTCCCAAGGTGCACGCCAGATGAACGCTCCCCAGCCCTTCTCAGTGGCTTCTGGCACGTTGGCCATCACCCAGTCGTGTAGCTCGTCCTGTGCCTCTACCTCCCAGTCTAGGTAGTGAATAGCACTTGGCTTGAGGCCTAGAGATGGGGAGTGTGGGTCAGCCAAATATAAGAGGAACTGCGTGTCATGAACTCGGTGCCAGTCGGGGAAGGGGAGTCCAAGCCACTTCTTAGCTACGCAGAGGTCAAAGCCCCAGCCATTCTGCCAGAGCATGTCCTCATCCCCCAGCCATATCTCTTTCATAAGCCCTTGGTAGTATGGGTCGTTCACGTCCCAGTACTCAGGCTCGCACCCCTCGTCCATGACCGCTAGGCCCACCGGCTCAGGGGGGTTGGACATTGTGTTGCCATCAATACCCTTGGTTTCAAAGTCCATTGTTATCAAAAGGTGACCTCCCATTCGCGTTTTGCAGAGCATTTCTTTGACTGTACGCGGCGGCCTGCTGTGCATCCCTCAAGTTTTGGGTGGCCCGAGCATGGTTTTCTCTATGTGCTTCTGCTTCGGCTAGTTTAAGCTCTACCTCGGCTAGTAAGGTAGCCATACCAATTTCACGCAGCCTGACGGTACGCGCCACCATATCTTTAAAATCACGGCTGGACACTTGGCTTTCGTATTCCTCCTGTAGTTCAAGCACCCTGCGCAGCTCTTTAAGACGTGTAGTATCTACCTCTACATCTCTATGGAATGTTGTGAACTTATGTACAATCCATAATACGGTAGACAGCACCATTCCCGCCAGCATCAAGCCTTTGGTGAAGTACAGCAGTATCAACCAAAAGGCCCCTTGACCCGCATTACCCATCATATCCAATAGCTGCTGCATAAACCCTAACTCTTCTATAGTCATTTTAATCTCCAGTTAAAATGGGGGCCGAAGCCCCCGAAGTGTTACCGCTTTTTAGAACCTTTTATTGGTTTCGCAGGTTCTTTCTCTTCGTTGCCGCTATAGTCGTACGGCTGCAACAAGACCTCTTGGCAAGCATCTATGCGCTCATGGATTGGCCCCAGCATCTCTTGGTCCAGTGGTGCCCCTTCTTCAAAGGTAACACGGAACTGAGACTTGGCGTCAGGGACAACCTTGATGATGGTGTTCATGCCCCAAGGTGGCCGATGGTACTTAGCCGCTAAGACATTCACATGCTTACTCCAGTTTTTCACTGACATAACAGGTAGGCTGAGCAGCGCGATATCCGCACTAGCCACCTTGTCAGGGGAAGTGTCTGCTGGGATAAGGGCTAGCTTGACCTTCTCCTTGCACGCCTTACCTCGGCTGTTCCCACTAGCACTCCCCCACTCAGCCATCTCGCAACCTGCGCACACATCATTGATGGGCGTGACTACGTTCTCCGCTGGTATCATACCACCCTCTTTAGTTGGGGCGTGAGCATAACAGGTAGGAGGTACGATGTTTTCAGGGTCGTAATCATCCTCAAAGTAAGCGTTCTCAAACACAGACGCCACCACTATACACTCCAACGTATTGTTGGGGACAGGGGTGCCATCCATACTCATCATCCCACCACGTAAGCTGATGGGCTGAACAGGTGCGGTGTAGAGGCTCGCTTGCGCTACGGCGTAGCTAGCCATCTTCTCTTCCCAGTTAACTGGGAGGTTATCTTTATCAGTCATTGGTTATTTGTCCTTAGTAAGTGTGATGCCGCTTACGGAAAGGCTGTCCACGTCAAAGTCTTCCAGTCCTGGGACAGTAACGCCCTCGTCCTGTAAGTCCTTTATGTGGCTTTCCATTAGGCGGCGTTGGAAAATAGCTAGATCGCCATTCTCAATAGCCCATGCCTCAACTGAGTTCCAGTCTTTGGCTACCGGCTTGGTTTTGATGTCGTGCTTTACGCTGAATCTCGAACCTCCAACGACGTGCACATCATCCTCATTGCAAGCTGCTACTATTATAGCTACCAACTTTTGCTCTTCACTCTTGAGCGCCTTGGCTACCTTATCGGCAGCTAGACGTTCAGCACGCTTGTCGCCATACTCATCAACAATGGCACCTAACTCTCCTGCTTCCATACTTGCTCCTACTTGGCCTTGGTTCAACTAGGCAATTGCCCAGCTAACATACTATATACCCGAGCCTAGGGCGATACAAGGGATAAATTGTACTCATTTGTGGGGTGTGCTAAATTGGTTTACCCAGCAACAAAAGCTCACAAAGCCATCCACCGGAGACCTTATAGTGGTAGAATCTGCGACACACGGAGAAACACAACTAGGACAAATGAGGGGGTACCTGCAAGAGCGGGGGTTCCCCATAAACGATAAGTTAGACACATATAAACAATCAAACGTAATGTTTGGGGGGCCTGCTGAATGTCGTGAAGCTCTAGGCTTGGCCCCTGATGCTACAGATACAAGATGCGGAATAATATTTAGGTTCCCAGACAGTGACTACGCTCATGTTAGGTGGTTCGGTCAACACAAGCGACAAGACATAAAGGCACAAGCTCCTCCGAAGAGGCCGATGCAAGCCTACATCTCCCCCGTATGTGATTGGAACCTGTACAATGAGAACGAAACTCTATATATATGCGAGTCACCACTCAAGGCGTTAATACTGTCATGGGCTGGGTACTACGCGATAGCTGGGTGCGGGGTGTGGAACCTCGTCCCTCACAACGCCTTCACCAATAACTTTCCCCACCACCTCAAGGAGGCAACAGGCAAGGTAGTCATCTTGTTTGACAACGACTTTAGGCGCAACCCTCATGTAAGAGCGGCAGTACGTCGCCTTGGTAACATGATCAAGATGACTTGGCAGGTGCCCGTAGTCAACCGCATACTCCTCGAACCCCCTATAGGCTCACCCTACCAAGACATAGCTCGTGGTAAAGACATGGGGAAGTGGGGAATTGACGATGCTATCCACCACATGGGTAAAGAGTGGCTCAAAGGCTGGCTGGCAGACGAGCAGTGGGAAGCTGCTGTCGAACCAACTGAACTCCAGCGCATGTTCGATGATATGAGTAGTCGTTACTGCGTCTGTGCAACGCCTCCTGTCATCATAGAAGTAGAGACAGGAGTCATGTACACAGGGAAAGACTTCACACAGCTAGTGGAGGCAGACAAAAAGGTATGGGTAGAGAACAAGTCTAACGACTCAGGTAAGTGGTTGCAAGTCGCCACCGAGTGGGTGAAGGAACCCAGCCGTACTTTCGCCAAGAAGCTAGTCTATGCTCCTGGAGGGGTGGAAGGTCACAACCCAGAAGCTAGTGAGTTCAATACATGGACTGACTCTGGTGTTCCCGCAGTCAAGGGCATAGACACGACAGTAGCCCCGTTCCTAAAGGTGTACCGCAACGCTATACCCGACCAAGAAACGCTCACATTGCTCCTACAGTCCCTTGCGTGGATGTTACAAAACAGAGAGCAGCGTTTAGAGAAGACTTTCATACTGGTCGGGGCACAGGTTGGCTCGGGCAAGAGCCTGCTGGCTAACATCATGGGTGAGATAGTTGGGCGCAGGAATAAGATAACCATAGGCAGCGACGACTTCGCCAGTGACTTCAACGCCATCTTCGCACAGCGTGAGGTGATTCTAATAGATGACCTCCACAAAATGCCTAAGAGCGATGTAGCCAAGCTGAGAAGGAGTGTGACTAGCGAGTACCTGCTGGTCAACGAGAAGGGGATACGCAAGTTTGAGATTGAGAACACTGGCGTATTCTTCATAACTACTAACGAGTTCTCCAGTGTGCAGATGCCGAGTATGGAAAGGCGTAATCTGGTAGTCCACTTTGACCCTACCACTCACTACGAACAGGGTAACATCTGGTGGGACAATCTAATGCACTGGCTGGAAGAGGAAGAGGGGTATGGCAAGATCAGGTATTACCTTGAGAACATGGACTTGACTGGCTTCAATCACAACTACATGCCTCCAATGAACGCAGTTAAGCGTCACATGGTGGGTATGGCTTCTAACGATGTGGAAACATTTGCCAACGATTTGTTCGAAAACCCAAGCATGTTTCTCCCAGACTCAGTCAAGAGGTCAGTATTCTCCACTGAGGAGCTCTGTATCATAATGCTGGGCACTGATGACTTCGACAAGCGAGACGTGAGAACACTAGCCAGAGCTCTGGGGCAGCGGTTCTTTCAGGCTAACGATGGTAAGGTGGTCCGTATCAGCAGTGGCAAGGCGGGGAGGTTCTGGGTAGTGCGTAATCAGGATAAGTCATGGGGGCCTAAAGAAGTTAAGGCAGATGTAGCAAGTGGCATCCAATTAAAAGCCCCTAGTACCAGTAAGTACTAGGGGCTTTCCGGCTGGTTAGCCGTTGCTGTAGCCCGTAGGGGCCGTTCTTACCTAGGTGCCATAGTAGGTGGTGGGGGTGTAAATACGCCCTCGAACAGCCTTAGCCTTAGCCTAAGCTCATGCCGATAAAGGAAGGGCTTAGGTGTCCCACAATGAAGGCACGCTTCCAACAAATGAGGGCGACACCTTTCATGGCACTTCGAGCAGTGCGCAGTCGTATCACCGTTGGCCCATTCAGTACCATAGGGGTCAGGACTCTTCATGCACCACCCCAGTATGCTGACGCTGCATTTCAAACACCTTTCCCCTTTCACTCTCAGGTATAGGGGTCAGTACGTAGTGCATGGGCTGGAGTTCTGTGAACTCAGGGAAGTGGTCGTGGTCTGCCTGTAGCTCTTTGCACACTTCCCCCATGCTTTGACACACGCTTACCCACGTGACCTCCCCATCCACTACATATTCAATCTTGTACGGCATTGCAATCGCAGTCATCTCTCTCCTCACCTTGTCTTTGTACACAAGAAAGCTGGCAGTTTCTACACTGCCAGCCTATTTCACCCTCGCGGATGTCGGTAATAACCCAGTCGCTAGTGCTTGCGGACATTAGCCATAGCTTTGGTCAGCACAGAGTCCAGCTTGGTGGAGAAGCTAGCTCCAAACATCTCTGTACACTCTTGCAAGTAGTGCATTAGGAACGTGCTGGCTAGGTCAAGGGCAGTTTCATCTCTTTTGATACGCCCCTTGTCCATGGCTGGTAGGTGCCCAACTTCTACTGCACGGTTGTAGACCTCCAGCACAAAGCCAGCGAGTAGAGCGGGGATGAAGCTGTCCCCATCTACGTCCTTGACTAGGGTGCGCACCGCGTGAGTGGTTACAAGGTCCCGCCGTAGCTGTTCTACGTCCATTTGCCCCTGCATTAGAGCGGCCACAGGGTTCATAATCTCTGCCGACACCATCTTACCCTCGGCGTCCAACATGAGTACCGCTACGTAGGGGGCGTCTTGAGCGTACTTGCTGCTTAGGAAGTCCTTAATGGGACCGTCTCCCCCTAGTGAATCATTAAGCTCGTCCTGTGTTTCGTAAGTTTTGTTCAAATCCATATCTTTCTTCATATAGTCTCCAGTAGTACATAAGAAACCAGCAGCACCTCACCATCATCCGCAACTATGCGCATCATTGGGTAAGAGCCTTTGGTGTGTTCGGGATTAAGGTGCTGCGTGAAGTACACGTCAGTCACCAAGTAGGACTGGGGAGGGCCCCCTTTCACAAGGACCCTCCTGCCGCTAGTCAAGCGGCGTGCGTTCTTAAGACGCATTCTTAACGTATGCGTTCAAGCCCAGCACTACTTCTGTACCCTCAATCGGCTTGTTGCCAAGCGTTGAAGCTACCCGTATGGTCTTGCCACTTGCTGACACACCGCCCCGCTTGCTAAGGTCAATGGTGATGGTCAGGGTGTTGCCGTTTACTTCCGTTTTAATATTTTCCACAGTCTATTCCTCATTCGCTATGTGATTTCCGCGTACCATGTAACCGATGAAGTTGGTATGCTTCTCGGTTGGGGAAAACGACAAGGCTTCTGTCATCTCCTTCATAGTTGCGGGGAGTATGTCTTGCAGTGCTTCCCAACTCCGGACGTTGTGAGCGGCCTTCGGGTTGTAGGGCTTGTCTCCCAACACATACTTCTTCCCTGTAGGGACAGGGTCTTTAGTGCTTTTTGCCTCGCCTTTCGGCTTGGCTGGTGCTTTCTGCTTGGCCTCGGCCATGCGATTTCTCCTATGTGAATGTTTAATTTCCTGCGTCGCAGGGTAGAGGGCACTGTTGCCAATGCCCTCAGCTCTGGGTTACAGTGCTCCGTATCTGTCTCCTGTTACTTTTTCATATTGCTGCTGTAAGTGTTCAGCCATTGGTATACTTTCCTTCTTACGCCTGAACTGTGAGTGAATAATCACTTTGTCATTGCCTACCATGTGACCGCACTTCTGGCAGCAGAACTGCCCTTTGGCGCTAACCCATGTTAGCACGCTACGGCTTCCGCAACCACCTGTTGACGTGCTGCATACGTCTGTAGCAGCAGTGGGAAATCCTGGGAAACTCACTTAAACTCTACTCCCATGCTCTTCAGCTCTTCGCGCATTGCTGCTTTGAAGGTTTCGCTGACCTCTTCGTTACGGCTTTCCAGCTCCTTGAGGAAGGTGTGTATCTGGGCCTCAGCAGCGTCCACCCGTAACGTGGCTTTCGTAGCCCCAGTTAGCTCTATGACCTCCCTCAGGGCTGTGATACGCCTCTGGATTAGGGCTACAATATTGATAATGTGGTCTGTCTCCAAATCCCCAATATCCTTGGTGCAGCCGGTAGCGTCAGTCCACAATGTTTGTGTCTGCAACTTGCCTTTTCGGTCTTTTCTTCTATCATCATTACGTGACATAGTTAGTTCCTCTTCTTGTAGTGGTAGGTTTGATTCGTACAGTCTGTAGTCTTTCAGGCGGGGTAGCTGTAGGACTGGGTGGGGTATGTGCTGGTCGTCCATTAGCTTAGTCAGCTCCATGTACTCAGCGCCCTGCTTGCGACGCGCTCGTTCAGCCCCTGACCGCCCAGCTATTATCTCCTTCTTCCTAGCCACCCACATCCCCCGACGCTTCTTCATGTGCATCACCCTCCTCCAATGTTCAGTTTGCTCTAAATGACAGTACATAACGATGTCATTCATCTGCGACTGGGTGGGGTTGCTCTGTATGAGGCAGTGGTGCAGATGCTTTAGCGTGTTGCGAGGGTTACAGGTCTTGTCTAGCTGCTGTAGCCTTTCGTATTCTTGCCTTTGCTCCGCAGTACTCCCAGGATAGGTGTAGTTCATTATGGATCCTCCGTTCTTGGGGGTGGGTCTTGGTTCAAGTGACCCACGGTGTGGTCATCCCTTGCTGCGTTCGCGGCTGCGTGCTTGGCCGCAGTAAGGGCTGGATAGTGCTGGATAGTGTTCTCCAAATTGTCAGCTAGGTAGTACCCTTTCGAGTGGCTGTACGCTTCGAACCGCCCTTCCATACTCTTCCACTGGTCGCGGGTCTTGGGCGTATGCCCCCTGACCCACTTAATGACCATCTTTGGCCTGCTGTCTTGATCTGGTTGTGGCATTGCTAGTCCATCCTGCAGAGTATTGGCTCTTGTTGGTCGTTGAGGTCGCTCACCACAAAGTACGCATGGAGATACATGGTCCAACGCATTTCGGTGCTCTCGTTGGTTAGACGCATTACTGGGTGCATGTCAGGGTCGTTTGGCTCTTGGTAGCCATACTCATCTGGCACATTGTCCCCGTTAGACCAAACCAGCACACCTTCCTTAGTCTGCATACACTTGGCCTGTGCGAACGATTGTTTGAACCCTCCCATCTGGTAGTAGTCGTTAATGGTGTCAAACACGCTGCTAACTGTGACGTTAGCCGTGTTGGAAAGGGCGACCAGCGCCCAGTTTGTTATTAGGCCACCGGCTTCTACCAGACTGCTTTGCGCCTTTTTGGACAGCACCTCCCCCTCCTTGGGGAAGAAGTGCCTTGTGGGGTCTAGTTCTACTGTAAGCCCTGTTGGAACGTGTGCTGCTTTCATACAAGAACCCCTTCTGCTAGTTCAGTTGGTGTGTAGCCAATTGACTTGAGACGGTCCTTAGCCTTACCCAAATCCACCAAGCGTTCTTGCAACTCAGCTTTGTGCAACTGTTCCGCCACTTCAATACCCTGCAAGGCAAGAAACACAGCGTTATGGTCTGGCACCCTGATAACTTCCTTACGGTGTTCCACTATGAACTGGTGGTCACCACAAGGCTTGAACCTTTGGATACCGTATTCAAAATTGTCGCTGTGTTCGTAATAAGCGCCGTAAACGTAGACTTCGTCTAGCACGCATTCTACAAACTCAATACCTTCTGGTAAATCTGGGGCAAAGAAGCAACGGTGGTGTTCTGGATTACCACCTACTTCCATTAGGCTAATTGTCCCGTCCGTGTCTATCTGGATGAACTCATGCGGTGTCCCGTCCAGTTCTATAACGTCACCTAGTTCAACAACTGCAACGGGGGTTAGATTGCTATGGATTACTCGTTTCATTATACTTTCCTTTTCCAGTTTTGTGACGCCACATGGCGGCACAAGTAAATTATGGCACCCCCAGCGTGGGGATACCATAAGTGATTACACTTCCGCTTGTGGTGGGTTGTTGGTGGGCTGGTCACTGTTGATGTCTAAATAACGTGCGCTTGGCAGGTGTTTGAACGCCTTTTGCGTGGGGTGGAAGTACTGTACGGATGTACAGGCGTGGTATGGATGTAAACTACTGTACGGATGTACAGGCGCTTTCTCGTACGCCAAGTGTAACATCATAAGCGTTTGGTGTTACGTTTGCTGTTA